GGCCTGTTCTTTGGGATCTATATAGGGTCGTTTCTTATCAATCCAAATGGTCTGTAGCTCGCCTATGTCCCGAAACAAAGTCACAAGCGCCGGTCGTATTGTAACCCAAGGGATCATTCCATCTCCTCTACACGATAACTGCCCGCACCAAGATACACATAGTCCGTGGACCAATCAGTAGGCCGCACACCTCTGATCCAACGCCATCCTACGGTATTGCCTTGCTTATCGACCATACGAGCGAATCTCACAAAAAACCATTGCAAAATAACTAGGTTGAGCAAATACAACCAAGTCAATCTACGGATCCGTTTCATCGGTGCAGGCAATCTGAGGGAGATATCATCATTCAACCTTGTGCAACATACTCGATACTAACTGGCCAGTATCAATCAATGGAGTTGACGAGCCCTTACGAGCCACAGTCGCCGGAGCAAGTGCGGGAGGAATACCGGCCCGTACAAATTTCTGCAACCCGCCTACAAACACCAGACCCATTTTCTCTAGTGCCACGTCCACAGTGTTCTTGCCAGCTATCACGCTTTCAGCCAACCTAACCATAATGCGCTCGTTCTCTATCCTCTCCCTATCAAACCAGGCACGAAGAAATGATCTTTCCGGCACCGTACCTAGCCCGAATTCATGAATCGATGCGATATCGACAACACTCAAAGCGCCATGACCACCAGTGTCAGAATGAACGCCTACGGTAATTGCTCGCCTTTTCCTCGCTCGCCTGAGTCTCTTCAACAGAGCCCTATACCCCCTGTCACGATCGACAATGCGAACACCCTTAGGCATCTACGCCACCCTAAACCCCGGAGTAGTACTCAGGACAAGTTGCCTGCGCCGTTTCCCGTATGTGCTCTTTCCTTCTTTAGAGGAAAGCCGCGCTTGTTGGCCGAAAGGAGATAGGGCCAACAAGTGCGCAGCTAGCCACTTTACCCCGTCGTCGGTCTTGTCACCCCATACAGCAGCATCAGTGTTACGCACAGCTTCCGCTATCGCTTCATCGATCTGTCTTATCCCTGCTGGCTGAAACTCAGGGAAAAAAGCCAAAAAACTGTCAGAGGTTACGGCCATGATCAGTCTGACAACACAGCGATACGACCTTCAAGGGCCTTTATCACTGTTTTGCGGTCCTCTGTCTCAAGCCAATGCTGCAAACGTTCCACGCTCATTTCAGCTTCTACCAAAGGTATAGCAGCTACAGCCGCCAACACCCCTAGATCGTCCACCCTACTGCGACGAGAGATTTCCGCCTCTATGACACTGTGCCATTCAGGAGGCACAAGCTTATCAGAGAGCGCCTGCGTCAACTCAGCATCAGTCATAGCGCCTAAATCCCGCGACACTGGCGGCGCATTAGGATCATTCCACTGACCGTCAATAAACTCCACATATCCAAGTCCGACCCAGCGTTTCACGGTACTGTGTCCACGTACAGCATCCCTATACGCATCGGGTACCGGGTTCTTTCCAGGGGACCATTTTTGCCTAGGATAACCCTTACTATCTCCAAAAGAAGGAACAGAGGGACCCCACAAAAGCCGGGCTTGTGTGTTCAACAAAATAGCCATATCAACCGCTCAAATCGTCCATGTATGCAATTGCCAAAGGATATTGGATGCGCACGCCACCGTTACGCGTATGCGTGTTGATGACGAATTCCATATTACGCTCCTGCGGCGGAAGTTGCTCAAACGGCTGTGGTTCCACGGCCGCTAGGACCTCTTCATCGCGCTTGTACGCAACAGCCCTAGACACTCCGCCCGCTCCTGCTGTATTGAGTTTATTCCATTGGTCAATATCCGTGATATAGGGGTTATTGTCCAAGAAAAAACGAAGTACCGTCTTGTCCGCGTCTCCCGTGGTAGACATGGGAGTAGTATTCAAACGTTCAAACGATACATTGTCTAAGAGCAAGGTGTCGGGAACGAAGATCTCCAGCGTTGCCAAGATGATCGAATTGACCAGATCGTTGAGGTCCTGAATCATCTGCAACGGAGTAGCGTTCAACGTTACCCACGTCCCAGTAGTGGGTGCTACGATAGGCACATTGGCATTGTTCAAAAAGCCATTCAAGCCCGCGGCTACGTTACCCAAAGCCACAGTCTCATCAAAACGCTGTTCGTGCGCTCGCCGAGCGGCCATAGCCTTCTTTGTCTCTAGCTGACTACCAGTCCTTGCAGATCGACGCATATCCAGGATCGAAAAACCATAGGCCGCGCCGAAACTCTTGATCTTTGCAATCGTCTCCTCAACGTGCACATCTACGCGAGTGAAATTGTCGGCGAAATTGGCAATAAGATCCGCCATGCCAAACATATTCCAGGAAAGGTACGTGTAAAATTCAGCGTCCGAGGGAACGCTAGTATCCACAGGTACGAACCGACGCGCCTTTAGCTCGGCATATTTCTTATCGTACGTCTTGGTGTAAATATGCTCTAGTTGTCGAGCAATGGCAGCTGTTTCGCCCGCGTCAATTCGTTGCTCTCGCGGCAACCGTTGGTTGATCGCTTGCTGTAACCAGACTAGTTCCTGTTCATCAAAACGAAACCCAGCATCGTCAAAACGATTTTGGATAGCTTCCAATTGACGACGAACATCGCTCAGTTCAGCTTCGTTCAAGAGTCGTAGATCGATACCCATTTGTCTCTTTCCTTACACAGTGCGAGTTAGCATTTCCACAAGGGCGATCCGCTGAGTACCAGCAGAGTCAAAGTCTACATCTTCGTGAGCCGAACGAAACAGCGCATTGGGCAGCGCTGCAGCATCTGCCGTATCTGCATCCTGCCTGAAGTTGCCCAAACGTTCACCTGGACCTGCAACAAATCGCACAAACACCGGGGTATTAGGAACGATCACAGCGACATCATCACACCTTACCCAAACACGACCTACCCCTTGAAGGGGCAGAGCGTCCTCTTGATCCCATTCGTTGCCGGCAGCTATCGCAGCTGCGTCCCGCGCAGGCTCCTTAGACACGTCCAGCAACACAACGCCTAGTCCCGTACCGTCTGTGATCTCCAAGGCCGAAGTAGGTACGATCGCCTGCGCTTCTGGATCGGTACCGGGCACCATGAACGTTCCTGCCCCTGCCCCTGCTGCGTCCTCTGCTAGCCTGGTGATCACATCTTTGTTTAGAGACGTATCAGCGGGCATGCCCGCCCGTGCAATAGGAATGTCAATGGCATGTGATAGCTGAGGCATTATTGCGTACTCCTGAGTAGGGGTTGTCTGGCCGCTCCCTGATTACGATCAAGCATACGTTGACGCGGAGACTTACCTGTGGCGGTACCGTCCTGCCGCTGTCGTTTTTCAGCGGTTCGTCTGAATCCATCGATACCACTATCCTGCCGCTGTCGTTGCCCCGTTCTCGCATCAAAAAACGCTTTGAGGTACTCGTCGGACCGATCCGTAGGATCAAACTCCTTATCGTCAGCAAGCAACGCCTGTACCATTACCTCTCGATCAGACTTGCCATCAAACTTGATCTCTGATCCCAATACCACACGAGCTTTATCGAACAGCTCAAGTCGGGCCGCTACTCGCGTGTCAAGTGCCGCAGGATCGGTCGCTGCATCCAACTTCTGTTGTAGGTCCTTTTTTTCTTTTTGCGCTACGTCACGCTCCGCAACAGCTGTGTCACGCTCCGCAACAGCTGTCTGCAAATCCTTTGCGTTCTTGCTATCCCTACGCTGTAGCGCCTGCAAAAACACAGGAGTACCGACGTCATAATCAACGCCATCAATCTTGTAAGTGGGCATACTTTCCTTTTCTGGTTTCAGCGGCAAATCTGCCACAACAATCTGATTGCCAGCACTGTCTAGACGCAGAGCCACCTCACGACCTGCTCGCCCGCGCCCTGGCGGCAACAAGGCAACATGATTGTACACAATGTTACGTTGTCGCACATCATAACGTTCTCCTTCGTACTCACCAGACACACGTTCAATATCACACGAATAGCCGCATGAAAGGTCTGACCGCTCTGGGGGATCAGCGGCAACGGCAGCAATGGTTGAAGCGTCCTGTATCAACACAGAAGCGGACACGTAATTGTCATCCTGTTTGACCTGCTCTCCTACGTGTCCGACAGACACATCCCTGAACGTAGAAGGGGTTACAGGGGCCTTAGGGTGTCCGTCCGTTACGGTAGCCCCTTGAAGGGTAGAAAGGCTATCAGCAGCAAACACGTCCTCAGGATGCCGCAACTCCCGAACAACCGAGCCGTCCGTGCAGTGATACTTGAACACTCCTGCTCGCGTTGGTCGAGCAGGGATCCTCAACCCACCCTGAGGGGTGCGATTGACACTCCCGAGCCTACTCCTATCCGCACGATGTACCACTTGACACGCGTATCACATTGTATCACTTCAAGCAACAATCCTGTCGATTGTTTTGATCTGGCGCCACCCCTAGCACATCACGCAAGTTCTGGCAACACCGGAAACGCAGTACAACGACATTGGAAGTCCTCACCAGGGTGAGCTGTTCGACCGCCTCCTACATCGGGGGGTGTGTCCCATCGTTGCGTGGTACCGTCGAGGTCACGATGTGTTTGTCGTACCCGCTCATCTCCCGAAGTGGTCCAAATATAGTGCGTTATACCAACGTTCGTTTGCCTGACTCGGGCAATCTGACTGTTCAAAGTAAGCGTCTGATCACGGGCTAGCAAAGCTGCCTTTGACCTAGTTACATTAAAACGTTCCTGTATCTGTCGGCGGAGTACATCAACCTGAATGCCCTCGAAACTCTCCAGTAGCCTGGTTATGTCGACAAGCTCTTGTCCGACTAGTGATTTGATCTTGGCTACGTTACTAGACCGAAACCCGTCAATCATAGCTCCTACCCCCGGATCGGCTGAACGTATCGCTATGCCCACCACCCTTTCTAGGTCTCTTCCATTTTTATTGGCTATTTGCCGTCCTATGCGTGCCATTTCGTCACTAAGCCCTGAGAAGATCTGAGCTAGATTCACGTCAATAGCTTCAAGACGCGCCAGCACAAATCGAGGCAATCGCGCATCCGTTCTCTCTTCCGGTTCAGTCACCAATGCACCGGAAACAAAAGCTTCCAACACCGGAAACAAGAGCCTCTCTACGGCTTGCTCCATTCCCCTCAATCGAGCATTTATGGAACGAGTCATCGCCAACGCCGCGCCCCTGGGGGGTTGCGCACTATTAACTCGCCTGATCGCGCGATTGCGCCGAAGGTCGCTAAACCTCCGTCTCTTTATCGCTGTTATCTGCGCTATCGCCATTGGATCCTTCCGCCTCCAGCATCTGTTCACGTAAATCTCTATCGATTTGCGTCTCCGCGTTCCAACCGTCTGGTCTGAAGCGAGATAGCGCAACTTCTTCAGGAAGCACTATGCCGCGATCTACATAAAGAGCATCCGTTTCAGCCACTGTCTTGCGATTAGTAGCTCGTTCTGTCGGTGTTTCTTCCCACAGTGGTTCAAATAAGACCTCCCAGGCTTCGGGCAATTGTCCTCCTGTAGGTCCGTCCTGTGCCAGCATCACAAGCCTGGCAACGCGTCTTAGCTTCGGTAAAAGAATATTCCGTTGATCTGTAGCAATGGTATCGTAGAACCAACGAAAATCAGATTCTCCCGTAGCGCTCATGCCTGCGGGAGATTGACCAAAGAAAATGGTAACAGGCACTTCGGCAGCGCTAGCCAATCTCAACATGAATTTATCCAACAACGATGCCGCATCAGTGAAACTGGATGGCATACGTTGAAAGTCCTCGCCTTCCGAAGCATCAAGCAACAACGCACGAGCGACAGATCGACACATGTCCACCAACTCCATACGCGTCTGTAGCTCCTCTTTTTGCCCGCCTGCTATCATTTCCATTAGGCCCTGGATCTTGAACACTCCCTGTGAAGCATCTGCCATCAAGTGTTCCGCCGCTTGCCACACTCCCGCGAACTGCCTCAGCTCATCATGTAGGGCTTGCAATACACTGTGATCCCACCCTCCTAAACGCTCCCGTTCCTCTTCATCGGTATGTGCTCCACCAAATACCAATACCCTGGATCTGTGAATTACTCTATTAAACCCTCCATGCCGGGGAGTAAGACTGTAAAACTCAGGTCGTTTACCGCCACTGAATTGCGGCCACACAAATCGCCTATCTATCACCTTTAACCACTTCACAGAGCGGATTCTTGTTTCGTCTAGTGGGACGGACACATCGAGCGCGCCGTCATCAGCGCCTATAACAATGAGACATCCCCCATATAACCTACCCCAAATAAGAGCGTCGAGCATATGCACAGATGTTTGCAACCCTTCATCTGACTCCTCGTCTCCCTCCATTGCCATTAACACCTGTGCAGATGTATCCGTATCTCCGTCTATGTCTACGGACCACCCCTTACGTAGCATTTCCCGAGGCTTAAGAGCTATGACACGCTTGGCCGTATCATTATCGTGATAAAGAGCCTTCAGAACATGATCACCTAGACGGGCGTCACGCAGAAAACGAGAATGCTGTGTCTTGTCTCTCGCCGTACCCA